GAACCACGTTCTAATAATGCAACTGTAGTTCCAACTGCAGCTTGTTGATTACCATCACCAACTTGTAAATCTGCAATTGATGCAAATCGTTGACCTGCTGAAACCACAACACCCATCAAAGACAATAAAGTTTGTGACGGTTCTTTAAACGGAAGCATCATAAATGAATCTCTTAGATTTCCTCCAGGTGCATCAACATCTCTAAACTCTCCTGGTTGAATTGATTGTGCATCATCTCTAATTCTAATACCACGCATTTTAAATCCTGCGGGTAAGTTAGACAAGGTTCCTGCATCAAGGAGCTGTCTTAATGCAGCTGTTGCAGTTCTTGATAATCCACCAATCATGTGAATTAAACCAAATCCATAAAAACCTAGACCTGGTAAAAATTTAAAATGCACAAAGTATTGCACTTTGTTTTTCTTTGGATCTCCAGATTCATAGTTTCTTCTTATAGATAAAATTTCTCTTGATCCTTCTTCCAACGTTACAATGTATGGAAGTCTAATTCCTGACGGCTCACCAGTCTGCGGATTTATATCTTCAAAACCTTCAAGATCTAAATTTACATGACACTCTAGTAAAGTATACAAATCATCATTTCTAGATTTTGTAACACCTTCTAATTCTCTTTCTTTTTTCTCAACATCAGATTCTTTATCTTGCGGTGATGATAAATCAATGTCTTTATAAAAACCTGCTACTTGTTGTTTTCTTAATTCGTTTTCAGAAATTTTTACTTTATGAATGATTGCTTCCGCATCATCTAATGAGGTAGCTGTATACGGAACAATCAAATCATCGGCAGGTACAAACTTCGACACTGCTCTACCTTCTACTTCATCATAGTATACTTTTTTAAAAGTACTACCTGCAAGAGGTAAATGAAATAACATAGAATCAAATTCAGGTTCGTATTCTTTCATTTGATCCATGATTTGGTAATTCATAAAATCTTTTACACGAGTTGCTTGTTGAACTTTTTCTGGAGTTTGCATTCCAAGTATTTGAGTTCTAACAGGTCCATCTGCTGGTAATAATTCTTTGTATGCTAATGCTTGAAATTGTGTAACTGCTTCTGCAAGCACTGGGTGTGTTGCACCTGATGCACCTTGAAACGGTTCAGTTCTGTTGTCGTATTTAAAACCTAATAAGTCTAAACCTTGTGTATAAGTTTTTTCCCAATCTTTTCTGGACATAGAATAGTCCATATATTTTTGATTTAAGTCTGAACCTAATTCACTTAAAATATCATCAGGTAAAAATTCTGCTAAGTTTGAATAATGTTCTTCTCCACCTTCTGGAGATAAAGCGTTAGGATCAAAATTTAATTCTACTGATCCATCTTCTAATTCTACTGTTTCTACAGCGCCTGGTTTTTCAGATTGTTCTTGAGCTTCTTCTATTAAAGTTTCTTGAATTTCTTCTTGTCCAGGTACTACAATTTCTTTTCTAGGCTCGTTTGGTAGAGCTTTGTCCATGTTGTCTTCTGCCATTTATTTTCTCCGTATGTGTGACTGTTTTAACAGTATTATAATTATATTTCAAGCCTTGACTCTGTGGTCCTTTTTCTGGTGGTGGTCCACTCTTTTTACCTTTAATCATTTCTTAATATTTTTCTTATGTCAATTAAATCAGGTCCTCCAAGTGGATCTTTGTACAGATCTTGACCAGACCCGCCAGGCATTCTAAATTTTTTTAACTTATCCGCACCTATACTTAAAATTCCTTTTCCTTTTAGAGAAGAAGGCATAACTCCTTTTAACTGAGTTCCTGGTTCTTTAGAAATAGCTAGATTTGGATTTCTTAACATTTCTTTTACCATAATACCTGAAGGATCAAATGCTGTTCTTCTAAAACTTAGTCTTGATTTTGTATCTTTGTATTGAGGAAATAAAGATCTTAATTTTCTATCTTCTGTTTGATATTTTTTAAATGCAGCAAGAAGTGCTTTGGCACTTGTTTTCTTTTTATCTAATTCTGAATAAACTTTATCGATTGCTTTAGTTAAAGGTTTTTCAAATTTAGTATAACTTTTTATATTTTTATCTGTTGGAAGATAACCAAGTGTTTTTAAAGAGTCTGGTACATTTTTAGAAAATAAATGTGATAACTGTACTCCTCCTCTTCCTTTTGTACCAGATAGTTTCTGCAACATAGAAACAGAAGATTTATCTTTTATCCAATTACTCCTTTTTATTTCTGCTGCTTTTCTTCCTTCTTTTGAAGGAAGTTTTCCAACTTTTGGATATTGTCCTTTAAAAATATCAGCAGTTTTTTTGCCGTATTCTTTTTTAACATCATTGTATCTTAAAAAATTATCTTTTATTTCTTTTGCAATTTTATTTTTATACTCATCAGTTTGTAAACTTATACCAGATTTTTTTGTATACTGATTACCTCGTGGTTCTTTTGCATATCTAGTTCCAAATTTATTGCCTACAGGATATTTATAAACATCTGTTTTAACTGGACTTGTTTTAGGTTCTGTTCCTTTGTTAAAACCAATCCGTCCACCATTAGCCATCTGCGGGAAATATTTATTTGCAAAAGATTCAATGTCCATACCTGTTCCTTCTTTTCCACCTGCTTCAATATACATTTTAGTTACCATGACTCTGTAATCTGTACTGCCACCTAACTCAAATTCTTCTCTATCTTCAAAACCTGGTAGAGCTGGAAATGTTTCTCCTGGATTTTCTTTTATAAATTTTTTTAACTCTTCTGTTCTTTCTTTAATAAATCTAAGTGCATCATTGTAATCCATAGCTCCTGATTCTTTGACCATATTTAAATTTTTTTGAATCAAGTCGACCATCTCTCCACGGTCAAAGCCACCTAATGCACCCTTAATGTATAGGTCGGTTTTTAATTTAAATTGATCTGCTGTGAAAGGTTTTTTTGGTGGGACAAGGTCCATGATAGACCTCTATGCTATTGACGTAATGCCGCCAGCTCTAACGCCTAGTCTTGCTTCGTCTACTATCATTTTAATATAGTCTTCCATAGGCATTGGTTGCATGCCTTGTTCTAACATATCATAAACATATTTATCGTACTCTTCAATTAGAATAGGATCATAGTCTCCAGGTCTGTATTCTGCCATTTTAATCGATGGAGCTTTTCTTCTCTCAGATGCTTCATATGGATAATTACCTTCCATGTTTCTAAACATCTCCATAGCTTTTTTTGCAGCTGTTTCTGGAGACATTCCTTGATCTAAAAGGTCTTCATAAATTCTTTCAAGTAATCTCTCATTCGCATCATCTGATGCCATTCTTTTATCAAGACTCCTGATGCCTGATGCCTGTTCCTCGTTTGCACCTAATTGTTTTAATAAATCTAAATACTCGTCAGTTGGAATTTCTTCTACTTCTGGTGGCATGTCTTCATCAGAACCCATTGCATAATTTTTTCTCATCATTCCTCCGTCTGCTTCTCCTTTTCTTCTAAGATCTGCTACATCAGCTAGGTTGTCATAGTATTCTTCAAGAGCTTTTTTGTAGTAACGATCTTGTTGACTTGGAGATAGATCCACATACTCGTAGCCATCATCACCAGCCATCATTTCTGCTAAATCTTGAATTTTAACTTTGTAACTCATAGTCTAATAATACACTTTTTGTTTCTGCTGTAAAGGCTCGTCTTCATAATCTTCAGGATGATGAATTAATCCACCTTGTCTAAATCTCATTACTGCTTGTGTCATTGAGTCCACAAGGTCATCGTGGTCTCCATATGGGAAAGCTGCACATTCCTCAATTACATCCTGTGCAAACTCCATTTCCGTGGGCGCCCATATTCTCCCTGACTCAAACAGCGGAGAAACACTGTTAACTCTAGTATGTTTATCATTTCCTTTTGACGGTGTAAAGTTAATTACTGGAATACCTGCCTTACGTAATTCGTAAGTTAATGGTAGTCCTGAAGCTTTAGATTCAACAATAACTGTTTCAGGTTGCCAGTACCCGTATTGATCTAGTGCAATTCTTCTTAGCTCTGGAAACTCATATCTACCTTTTATTGCATCAAGCAGCAGGAGACAGGGTCCACTATCTTCACTTGGTGTAAATACTCCCCAAGTAGTAATTGCAGAATAATCCGCAGTTTCTTTTTTCATAAATGCAGTATCGTAAGATTGTATGACATGTTCTAATGCAGGCAAATCTCCTTCGTACTTTTGCCACCACTCACGTTTAATAAGTGCACCTTCTTCTGAAGTTGGGTTCTGCATATATTGTGCATTCCACTTTGAACCAGGAATCGAGGCTTTAACTGCTTGCAAGTCCTTCAAGTTCCAGTATTCAGGCCACAGGGGTTTACCAGACGGCATAATCGCAGGGAACTCTATTACCTCCCATTGATCTGCTTTAGGTTCTTTTTGTGCCTGGATCAATCTTCCTGTTAAATCTTTTTCATTCCAACGAGTCATTACAATTACAATTGTTCCACCAGGTTGAAGACGTTGACGTGGACCAGATGTATACCACTCATAAGTTCTCTCAAGAGCTTGTGCATTCATTGCATCTTGTTCAGTATGTGGGTCATCAATGATTAATAGATCAGCACCACGGCCTGTAATTGCAGATCCAACACCAGCTGCATAGTATTCACCACCTTGTTGAGTTTCCCATTTACCTGCAGCTTGAGAATCTTCTTTGAGTCTTGTTTTAAAAACTTCTTTGTACTCAGGTGAATCCATAAGTTGTTTTGCTTTACGACCAAACCTTACAGATAATTCAGTTGTGTTTGTAGATTGAATAATTTTTAATT